AATAGGGATAGAAAGACGGTCAGCCCACTCAGCGTTAGTAGTAACAGCCACATTTTTAAGATGCTCCAATGTTTCGCTTAAGCCTTCATTAGCCAAAGTCATTAAGGGGTTGTCCATTATCCCCGTGAGAGACACACCGAGCAGTCGCTCTGCGGCTGTATTGTTAGTCCACACTTTACGCAAGTACGGAAAGTTGGTGTAGGTTGACTGAATGGTTCCAAGTACAGTTGCAATGCGGACTTTTCTTGAAAGGTCTTCCATACTGTCCGTGGCACGAATAACAACTTCCGTAAGATTGCAGAACTGATTCGGGCGTAAAATGATTTCCGAACAGGGGTTTGTTCCAAACTCATAGCAAGTCTCGCGTCTTCCATTCTTTGCTGCTTGTTTAACCGAAGCCTCTCTATTAAATATACCACGCTCTCCACTCCCACTTTCCATAAGGGCTGTCCACTCACGCATGAATGCAATGCTATCAGGCTTCTCTGAATAGGAAACTGAGTTGTTAGCTAATGCACGATGGGCTGCGTTCTCCCACCAGTTACCTGACTTAGCGTGTCGCATACGGTCATCAGATAAGTTTGACAAACTAATCATAGCACTACGACGAACACCACCTACTACCACAACCTCACCAATCTTACACATAAGATCATGGCACTCAATGCTAGACAGCTTACGTCCTGCTGCGCCTTTGAATGTGTTAATTGCAAACATAAACAGATCAACTAAAGGAGCAGGGCCACTAGCACGACCACCAAACGTCTTAAGCCTTGCACCAGCAGGGCGTACTCTACTTACATCCCACTTAGGAATCTCACCAGCCCATAGGAGTGCCAGCACTTGCCTGAGACCTTTCGCCCAACCTTCTTTGCTATCCTTAATAACAACAGTAGTATCACTCTGGAAGAGAGTAGGAATATCAGGGAGCTTACTGACGAACTGCCGCTCAACACTAAAGCCAACACCAGTACCACAAAGAAGGATGAACATAGCCTCATCGAAGGACTTAGGGTCATCTACGGGTAGGTAGGAGCAATTATACATACAGGTGTTGTCACGCTTTGCCGCTAAACCTGCAGTCATTAGTGACCTCATAGAAGGCATTACCTCAAGGCTAATAATAGCGTCACGCATTTCTTGAAGGTCTACTGGCTTGAGCCACGTCTTCACAATGTTCTGAATGTAACGCTCTACAGTCTCACCCCAAGTTTCACGGCGTCCTTCTTCTTCCATCCAACGTGCATAGCGGCTGGTTGCAATAAAGGTTTGATAGTCTGTTGGTAAGTAATTATTCATCTTCTTTCCTATCTAAATCTAACGTAAAGATTGCTCTACGTCCACTTTTTCCTACGTGTGCTTCCATTATAGTTTTTGCACTATGCAACATAACACACGCTAACATTAGGGTTTCTTCTCTGCTATCACACATCATTATCTGGCGGTCTATGGGCTGCATTAGCTGCTCCATTCTATCCTTGATATCAGACAAGATCAGTGAGGTCGGGCTTCCAGTAGTTTGCCCCCTTCAATACTTTACCATCAGGACGCTTGAGAGGTTTACCTGCTGAGTCTAGCTTAGACATATTAGATGCGTGTACTCTGCGTACAGCCTCATCCAAGTCCCACCCATAGGTAGCTGCATAGCCATACGTTACATACACCAAGTCAGCCAGTTCTTTAAGCACCTCTGCTGACCCGTCTGCATCACGCACTTCACTGTACTCTTCTTTGAGTAACAACCACCGAAAGCCTTCTAGCTTTCTACTGTAGCCATACTGTTCGTCAAGCGGGTGATCCATTGCCTCTGCAAACTGGCGTACCATATTAAGAGGTGAATCTTGTTGCGTAATCATCCTTGATCCCTCACGTTTATATTGGTTACTTCTACATCATCTATATCATAGATTACTCTAGTTAGCAAGTCTTTAATGTCCTCTTCGTAGTAGGTAGAGTGTGAAGATAGGATATTGTTTGACTTATCAATCTGTAGCACAAAGGTAACACTAAACCTCTCAACTTGCATCTTCTACCTCCGCAATAAGCCGATCTAAGTACCAACGTGCTTTCTTCAAGTCTTCTACTCCATTCTTGTAAGGCCAACGCCACAGGTATTTGAATGAGTTCTGCCAGCAGTATGCTTCATGTGGTGTTGTATCTGCACCCTCTGACATAGCTCTCATGGCATCAATACACTCAATGTCTGCGGTATTATAGTGGGGTGGCTTGTCTACCATGTCTACTTCAAAGGGCATTGTTGTCTCTCTCCATTTAGCCATTAGCAGCTACCTTTAGTTCTAGTAAATACATTGAGCGTTAGTACATTACCTTCTGCTGTGTACATAGGCTCTGGTGCATCTTCGTCATCTTCATCACCACCCTCTAGCAAACGATCTACTTTGTCTTCCAAGGCAAGCTTAACTTCTTCATAGACACCTGTATCATCATCATTCATCAACTCAAACAAACCAATCATGGCTAGACCTACACCCATAGCGTCTGCTAAGGCACTGTCAGTCATTTCATGATCGTCACTCTTGCAAATGCAAGTACCAATACGTCCATCACCCATAGGCTTGATTAGTACTGCAATCTCATCGTCTTCTAGTGTGTATGGCATTAAGTCTTCCTTTTTGTCTTAAGAGGTATCTTAGTCTGTGTAACACACCTTCCCCGCTCTGTCAACCATTCTTTTGGAATTAGCCTGTGGGAATAAAGAAAGTCATTCTTGTCACACCAATCACAGTATCTACTCTTAGCACCCTTGTATAGCTTGCCTCTAGCGTTACTAAATACAAAGCGTATGTCTAACTCAGGGTGCTGCCTTCTTACTTCTACATGCTTGCGCCTGTCCTCGCTATCAAAGATACCCTTGGTCTCAATAAAGATACCGTTGTCTAACTGAAAGTCAGGCGTGTAAGTACGGTAACGTAAGTCCTCCCACTCTATTTTTAGTAACTCGTATCTAACCTTTTTCTGGCTCTCAGACAAAGCAAGAGCAGTCTGTTTTTCAAGACCGCTCCTGTACTTTGCTTTAAGGTGTAGCCTTGTAGGTTTAGGCATCTTCTGTTTTTAACTTAGTGTAATGCACCATAGGTGCGGTTAGTTTGCCTTGATAGGTTCTTGATGGCAACTCTTGGTACTCAGGCCAACAAGCTTTCTTAAATGAACAAAAGCTACACTCTCTGCATAGCGTCCTATTGCCTGACTCCTTCTTACGGTATGTCTCAGGTATGTCTGTGTACTTACGCTCAAGTGGCTCATCATTCTCTAGGTAGTCATACGTTGCCCTCATCTTGTCTAGTACTTCATCAACGTCTACCTCCTTAGCTGACACATACTTGTGATGACCATTAGCTTTGTTTACTACCCACCAGCCACCTACCTTCTTACCTGCTGCTGTAGCGTAGCCTACAAGCTGTGCTACATAGCCAAAAGGATCACTGGCTTGTAGTGTCTCAAGGTTAACAAACTTCTTAGTGTACGAGTAGTCAGATGCGCTCTTAACGTCATCTACTCTATTCGCCATCAATAAGTCATACTCACCTTTGATAGGTCTCCTACCTCCCCCTAAGTCTAGTGATACATAGGCATTGTCTTTAAACTCTACGCCAGCAGTACGTAAGATACCCTTGAATACTGCCTCAACTATATCACCTAGCATCATGTTCATCATGAACTGCTCTGGCATTGGTTCTTTCTCTTCTGGTCTATTCTTCTCAAACCAGAGTTGACACTTAGCGCGTCCTATGTTGGACATTCTAAGCCTGAACTTATCCCGTGGCCCACCGTTAAACTGCTTGTCTAGCCCTGCTGCAACATCAGAGGCAACGGAGTTAATCACCGCCTCTGACATTTTAGCTTTACCTAGAGTAGCATCACGCATGAGTATCTTAATGGGTAGTTCAGCAGCGTGTGCAAAGTCCATCTTAGAACGGGATTTCTTCATTTACTTGCACGATAGCATCAAGAATAGAAGGATCAATAACCACAGCAGGTTTAGTAAGGGACTTCCACTTACTAAGTACGTACTCATTAGCGTAGTCAATGTAATCAACAAATGCCTGTACTGTAGCGTGATCCTCTGGTAGCATTTGAGCTTTAGTGCCTAGTGTAGTAACCACTGTTGCAAACTTGTTACCATTAGGTAAAGCACTCTTCTGAGAGGACAACTTTATGGTATGCTCAATAGGTACAAGCTGCATAGCAACAATGTCCTTGAGGACAGCCTCAAAGGAACGCTTACTGTCAGGGTTCTTAACGTCCATTGTAAAGTCAATCTCCCCCTCATAACCTTTGACAGCTACGCCATCACTGTCAATAGCTTTACCTAGCTGTACCTTTCCAAACAAGATTTTAGTATTCTTTACACTACGAATAATAGACTTGGTGTCTTCGTCTACTGCATCCCAATCCTTGATGTATGCGCTGGGCCGACCAAGGTTGAACGTGCCTTTAGTGTCCTTTAGATCACCCTTGAGTACCGCAACCATCAGCGTCTTGTTCATGGTGTTAGAGTCACTGTCCCACTGTGTCCACTGCTGACGTTGAGCAAACAGACGTATTGTAGCAGTCTTACTGTAGACTATAACACCTTCTGAATTAACCAGCTTGTAAGCACCCAAGGGTACTACTACCTTCTCTTCTAGTTCTCCATCGTCATCTACTACCTCCTTCATAAGGGGTGCCATGCTTACCTGTGACAGGCGTGAAAGTCGGGGGCCAGAGGGCGCAGCAGACATACCAACCTCTGCACCAAATCCCATAGCTGCTGCAAGGTCGCTACCTGCAAAGTTTGTTGTTAACTCATTGCTCATAATATATCCTTTCTGAGCTTTATTTGAACCGCAGTTATACCATTAAACGTCTTTTGTGTCAAGCCAATTCGGTCCTATCTTGGCTTCTAAAAGTAGGGGTACATTCATCTTTACGCTATAGTACTTATCTATTATAGCATTGAGATTGACATTAACGTCATCAATAACATTTAGTACCTCCTTCTGTTCATCAGGGTGTATGTCAATTACTGCTGAGTCATGAACACTGTTGACTAAGCAAGACTTTAACCCTTTGAGTCTGTTGTCTATTTCAAGTAAAACTACAGGTACAACGTCACCAGTAGCAAACCCCTGCACTGGGTAGTTCTTAATCCTAGTGAAGTTAGTAGGTGTACCGTTAGCCCTACGTGTAGTTCCGGGAAAAGCATACTGTCTCCCCGATACATTAGTTATCTTCTGGAACCTGATGGCGTCATTACCTAGCTTTTTGTGCCAATCAGATATGCCCTCGTACTTAGCTATAAAGTGTGTGTAGTAGGTAGCTTCTGCCTTAGTCCTGCCGTACCCACTCGCGCCGAACAGGGGTGCAAAGGTATGCTCCTTTGCTGCCTGTCTAGTAGTAGGCTGACCTGCATCTGAGATAACTTGAGCAGTGTATGCGTGTACATCAAACCCTGTGTTAATCTCTTGCATTGCTACTTCATCCTGTGACAAGAATGCAGCCGCACGAAACTCTAGCTGGGCAAAGTCTGCTTCCATGATCTTACCGCCCTCCCACCTAGATATAAAGACACGCTTAACAGGGAACGTAGTACCTCTAGGCATGTTCTGCATGTTAGGCTCACGACCACTAAACCTGCCAGTAGAAGTAATGTGCTGTGTCAGAGAAACATGCAGTACATCGTTTTGCTTAGTAAACGTATCAATACCCTCAACAAAGCTTGACAGGTAGGTAGACACTGCGTTCAACCTCTTTAAGTCTTCTAAGAACTTAACAGCTACATCCATCTTGTTATCCATAGCTGTAGCCCTGAGTGTATCTAGTACATCCTTGCTTGTAGAGAAACCACTAGCACTAACCCAAGATGGACTAGGCGGGAAGAAACCAAAGCCAGCCATTCTGTTTTGCTTCTTAAGCTGGTAGCCTCTGGCATCACAGTCCTTGCACTTGTTTGCTTTTGCATACTTGCTACCGTCCTTCTTTACTTTGTAAGTCTCCGCACTGCCTTCACAAGTCGGGCAAGTAAACGCCTCAGTACGATACAGAAGGTTACTGTTAGCATTAACTATTTCCTTTAGCTCAGATAGCTTCTTACAGTTATCAAACAAGTTAGGCCAATCATCCTTTGAGTGAGGCTTGCGGCTAAAGATAACCTGAGACATTTGCTCTGGACTATTCAAGTTGACAGGGGTGTCACCCATAACGTCACGCACCTGCATCTGTAAGCGAGACTGAATAGCACCACGCTCATCTTCGTACTCTTTACGCACTGCGTCTAAAGCCTTACGATCTACCTTCATGCCGTCAGACTTCATGCGTGTCAGTAGCTTACAAACGTCAAACGTAATGTCTCTCACTTTGATAAGACTTTCAGACTCTGGTTTAGCAAAGTCTACAACCTGTGCGTGAAACAGTTCAGCAGTAGTGTTACAGTCTGCCTCAAGATAAAAAGTCAATTCTGATAATGGTATCTCATCAGTGTTGTAACCTTTCTTGAAGTACTTCTTAAGAGTGTCATCCTTTTGAAATGTAAGATTCCTACGGATGGCTGTGTTACCCAGAGACATAGAGATTTTCTTAGCTACACCATTGGGTGTGATCTCTAAGTTGTTACCTCTCAACAGTATGCTCTCTGCCAGCATGGTATCCCAGATAGGACCGCTATACTTAAAGCCACACTCCCAAAGCCAAGCCAAGTCATGCTGTGCGTTGTGCATAATCAGCAGGGTAGTGTGGTCTAGTATGCGCTGTACACGTTTCTCTTCCATGCCTGACTGATCTACGTACTCCTTATGATGTAGGTCAAACGTCAAAGCCTCTGTACCATCGTCTACATCACGCACCCCTACGTTAACTAAGAAGTTACCTTCCTCCCAAGGGTCAAGGATAAGCTTGCCATTCCTTTTCTTTGTTGTGTTCTCTACGTCCAATACAAAGCGCATTGTAATCCTTTCTTTAGGCTAGGTACTGCGACCTGCCCCCGTCTAACTCACAGTGGACAACCCCATGCCAGCCACCTTTTAGTTTGTTCTTAGCTACGTTAATGTGACGCTGGTTGTCATCATCATCACCCTCAGTAACTTGGTTCTTAGCAATCAAAAGCATTAGGTCTGCCTCTGCTGCCTTGCCTGTCTTACTACCCTCAAGCATTGACTGATCAAGGTATACTTTATCTTGTGCATCAGCAGACAACTGGCTCATCCATATAATAGCACAGCTATACTTCTTAGCTATGTTACGAGCATGGATGGCAGCAGCCTTGAGATACACATCTGACTTGTCACTACTCTTTACAGCAAACTTATCACCCATGTCAAGTACAACTATGTCTGGCTTGCTATGCTTAATGATGTTCTCTACCCAACCTAAGTCTTTACCTGTACTATCAAACATACTAATCTTATCACGCACCTTCTTGTACCTTGCAGCAGCCAGCGCATAGTTAGACTTAATCTCATCTGTATCCATACTGGCAGAAGCGCACAGGTAGCGTTCAGCTACACGTACATACTCTTCCTCATTACACAGCACCATACACTTAGCACCCTGCTCTGCAAAACCTTTAGGTGATGCAATAGTAGACGCATGGAAGCTTGTCTTACCTGTGTTGGGCCTAGCACCCACAATGATGAAGTGTCCACTGCTGATGCCCTCTATACGCCCTGCTAGGCTAGGTATATTCCACTTCCACTGTGACTGTGTGTTGCCAGCCTCAAGGATTGTATCAATGTCAATGTCTGCCCACTCAACATTCATGTTAGGCATAAAGTTATCTTCATGGGCCTCTAGTACCTGACGTAGTGGCTCAAGGGAAGTAAGCTTGCCGTTAACATAGTCGAAACCTAAGTTAGCTACCTGCTCCCCAACGTGCTGCCTAAACATGCGAGACAGTACATCAGAGGCTACATCAATAGACATAGGCACTTCTTTGCGTAGCTTGGTGAACAGCCCTTCGTATAGAACCTTGTTAGCTGTAGTCATAGTGCTGTACTCAGAGAAGAACAAAGCCTCTAGCTCTGAGGTAGATATAGTGCGGTCATACTTCTCCATTGCATTATCTAAGACACGCTTGATCTTACGTATGTCTTTAGTGAATAGTTTGTCAGGGCATTTCACCCCCTTGTGATCCTCATAGAACTCCTGATCGTGCAGGGTTCTAATTAGAGATAGCTCCATCATTGTATTAGTGCCTCCCATGATAAGGGGAATAAAGATTGCATAGCCAAAGATATGCACTCAGCAACCCTAGTTGTTTCGTATTGAGTATCAGCCTTGCACCGTAGATTGCACATGTCTGCAAAGGCGTCAAGACTACCTGACCAATACCATTCAGTCATGGTGCTTTGTGGCAACACCATACGTGCTTGCTCTGGGCATACGCCACCAGACAATAGGTCTTGGTAAGCTGCT